ATTTGTGCTTGCCCAATACAACAACCATTCTGTAAAACTGATGGCTTGCTCTTTTGTAAAGCGTCTGCTTTGATGCCCAAGCTGGACGACTCGTTCGCCATCAATGCTTGGCATGACTTTGCTGATGCTGGACATTTCACCGCTTTCATGCGCCCATTGGTCAATCAGGAATCGCTTAAAACTTTCAGCATTCCATCGACTGCCATGCAAAGTTGCTTGCTTGGCAATCTGACCGATGATGGAGTGCATGAGTTTGTTTTGCTGATCTGATCTCAAATCAAACTTCATGTTTTACCCCAATCATGCGTAAAGCCGCTTCAGGGCCATCAATGCGGCACAACGTACCACCAGTCCAATTATCAAAAAAGTCTTGCTGTAGCTTCGTTAAACGCTTTTTGGAGCCATCTTTGATCTCAACCAAGTAAGTGTGGTTGTTGTGGCCTACCAAAAGGTCAACAGGCAGACCAACAATCCACACATATGCTCCAGCGGCTCTCAGCGCACTGACGATTTCCGATTGATTTTTATCAACTCTAGCGGCGTGTCTCATAGGTTTACATCAAAAGATTCGTCAGTCACCCAGACAGGCTTACTCCATGCGTCTTCATGCAAAAATGGTTCTGATTCTGAAGTTTCATAGTCTGAGCGATTGAGTGTCCAACCATCAACAACTTCGGCGTGGTAGCAATATCCAGCAACTTTTGCTGTTTTGATTTCCACGCTGTAAGGGTCAACAAATTCGTCAATTGTCCAAAACAAATGTTGAATTGTTTCTGCCATTGCGAAACCAATCCAGCCGTTTGGTTTGCTATCATCCACTACTCGAAAATAATATGCTGTCATTCCAATTCTCCTGTTTGTAGTTTCTTCATGTAATCACGAATACGGGCAACTGAGCCTGTACCGTACTTGCGCTCCAACCATTCAATGCGAACAGGTGTCAGCACCTTTTGGCCTGTTGACTCGTAAGTCCTGTACAGAACTCTCGCTTCACCAAGCTCAATTCTGTATCTGTCACCTTGATCGCTAACTGCTCTTCTGTTCATGGGTAGGGATTGAGGGCAATCAACCCCCATTTCATCTTGGGGTATTTGCGGACAACTTCAGTCTTTTGCAGACGCTGGATGGTTGCCCAGACTTGGCGGGTGGTACAGCAAGTAATCTCTTCAATCTCTTTGCTGGACAGTTCGACGTGTTCAAGCAGGCGTTTGAGTGCGTAGGTGCGAGTCATTCAAATTCCTCATTAGGAAAAACTTTTTTAAAATCAGACTTCTTAAAAAAAGCTGGATGCTTTGCAGTCTTGGTTTGATTTTTGTGCAAAGGTGTGGTTTTTAAATCTTGTCTTCTAAGAAATGAATGTACGCTTCCAGATGTTATCCATCCACATTGGACATACTCTTGTTCAATATAAATCTCAGCAAACTTAGCCAACAACTCCCAATTGTTTTCAGTTGTTTTTGGCAATCCAATTTCTTGAGCAATTTTTCTGATTTGTGTCTCGGTCATACTTTCCTCAGTACAGAGTTGATTTGTTGGCGAATGTGAGCAGGCATGGGTGCGGCCTTTTCCCGGTCAGCGGCAATCTTGAGCAGCACAGGGTCTGGGCCTGTGTGTTGGGCAGGTACTGTCGTCCGGGCTATGTCAGCAGCTTGTTGGGCAAAGGACTGTCTTGGCGCATTTTGTCGGCGCACCCAATTTCTCCATGTTGCCAACCAATCAGTTCTAGTGGCTTTATTTGCTGGAACTGAAATCCAGTAATCCTTAAATTCTTCAAAGACCTTGGCCGGAATCAAGTCCTTACGCTCTTGTTGGCAAAAAGCAATCCAATCTTCTGGCAAAACAAAGTCCACTGGCAAGCGCGAACCGCGATTGCTTTTCTGCCTCTTTTCTGTCTTTTTCTCTGCCTCTCTCTCTGTCTCTGTCTCTGTCTCTGTCTCTGGGATAGCAGTTTGATAGCTTTCTGCTAGCACTCCGCTAGCAACAATAAAAAAACCTTTATTAATCAACGGCTTAATGCCATCTTCGTAGTCTTTGGGTGTGATGTGGAGCCGAAAAACAAGTTCATCCAGTGACCCATCAAAAATGCCATCTTTTGACTCGGATGCTAGCAACCAAAGCAAAGGTGCAAGCGCCTTGCTAGCAAGTGGCAAGCACATAAAAACACGGTCATTTAGGAGGTCACGATGGAGTTTTATCCACGGTGGGCAGCGGTCTTTGTAATGTTGAAAGACGGCCCAATTCTTTGGCTGTAAAAGCATGATTTTTCCATTCACTGTCCTTCACTGAAGAAACGCACGGCAGGCGGGAAGGCTCGCTTTTCGATACGCTCATGACTTCGTATCTATCCGGGTTTCAGATAACTATATCACTTCTTTGGTGGCTTGCCAAAGTATTGTTTTGTTCCGTCTGGATTATCTTTCTTAAGGATCGTCCAGCCGTGATGCTTGACCATCCTGGCCATCTTACTGTGAGGGCTTGTCGTCGGTAGGTAACGTGCTATCTCTGCTGCTGTCGTGCCCTCTGGCTTGGCTAACAGCACTTTGATTCTCTCCGTCTGGCCTACTGGCTTCTTCTTGAACATTGTTAACATTTGACTTTCCTTTGTTAAAGATGGCTTCCCATCGAGATGAATAGTCCTCTGCTGTTACAGAGAACGGACGAGGCGAACTCCCTTTGCTCATTTTGGTGATCTCTTAAATGCTTGTTTTTTGGGTGTGGCATGACCAACGTGATACCAGCCGCAATGTGGGCACTTGTAAGCCTCCATAGGCGAATCCCTACGGCGGCCAACAATGACCAATGCGATCTCTTTGGTTGGCAGCTTGTCCTTGCCATCACACTGCCAAGTTGAACTGGTCTTGTAGGTCATGCTCGGGAATATGCAATCACTTGCACAGTTGCGTTGTAGTTGTTTGGCTTGCCCCTGTTAACAGAAGCAGCCAGCTCAGCTTTATTGAACAATCCTTTAGCTGTTGACAGATCAAACGCATTGCCAGTTGACTTCTTCGTTCCGCAAGGCCAGAACTTATCAGCAATGATAATATTCTTTGGTTGTTCTTCAAAAACAAACTTCTTGCCAGTCAAGACGTAAAAGTGATTGTTCTTTTGTGTTTCACCCATACGAGCAACTTTGTTGAGCTTTATGTAGCCACCATCAATAAGCTCATCTCTTATTTGTGCTGCACTCACCTGGAAGCGTTCCGTCAAACGATTTGCAATTCTGCGATGGTGATCTTTAGTAAGTTTCAGTTGCTCAAGGTAAAACAACTTAGCGAGTGATTTGCTCAATGTAAATTCTCCTGTTAAAAATTCTTTCAAGACTAACGATAAGCAGCGCCTTGATAGCCGCTTCCACATCATCAGGCTCCGTGTATTGCACAACAAGCGAGGTTGCATAGTCAAGCAACGGATCGATTGCCATACTTTCATGTTGTTCGTGTTTGTTCATGGCGCAAAGATTACATCAAAAAATAGTGTTGTCTATAAGGGTTTATCCTAATGTTTTTTTTGTTGTTGAGTCATAAGATTGAGGCTCAACACAACTGGAGTAATACATGAAAATTGAATTTACAAAGCAAGAAGTCGAGAAAATTCTTCTCGATTACGCTAACAAAATGGTTGAAGGCTACGGCTTTAATGAAGTCATTGGTGGTTCATACCGTCAGCTTCCATCAACTATTGAAATTGTTAAAGTGGAGGATGCGGAATGAAAACGCAAGCCCTTAGCAAAGTTCGCAGCTTGTTCTGTGTAAATGGTGTGCCAACACACATCCAGCGTCATAACTGCCGCCAATGGGTTAAATCAATCAGATTCCTTGGCGACAAATGGTTGTTGGCAAAACAAGTAGGGAAATCATCATGAACGTCTATCAAAAACTCAATGCTGCTCGTAAAAAGTTCCATGGCATTGAACTCAAAAAGTCAGGCCACAACAAGTTTGCTGGTTACAAATACTTTGAGCTTGGCGACTTCATCATTCCAGCTTTGGAAATCTTTGATGAAGTTGGCCTAACAAGCATCATCAGCTTTAGCAAAGAATATGCTGATATGCGAATCATCAACATAGAAAAGACAGAAGAGGTAATCACCATCTCTTCACCTATGTCTAGCGCAGCTTTAAAGGGCTGTCATGAGGTTCAAAACCTTGGGGCAGTGCAGACATACCTTCGCAGGTATTTGTGGGTTGCTGCGCTTGAAATCGTTGAACATGATGCGATTGATTCAGCGCCAGCAAAAGAGAAAGTTATCATTACCCCATCGCAAGGTATTGCAGACACTATTCCTCCAGAGGAAATGCAGTATCTTCAAGAGTTGGCAATCGAGTTGGTTGCTAATGTTGCTGAAGGCAATTCAAAACAAGCCCTTGAAAGACTTGATTCTGAGGCGCTAGAGGCAGATCAAAAGGTTGCACTGTGGTCAATGCTAGACAGCAAGACACGTTCAGCCATCAAAAAAGCAAAGGAATGAAATGACATACGACAACAGCAATCGCGGAGCCATCTTTAAAAATGATGACAAGCAACAAGACAACCACCCAGACTACAAAGGCAGCTTGAATGTCAATGGTGTAGACCTGTGGGTATCAGGATGGCTTAAAACAAGCGAGAAGACGGGTAAAAAGTTTCTGAGCCTGTCTGTTAAGCCAAAGGATGCAGCGCCTTCTAAGCAAGCAGCAAAGCCGCAGAAAACTGTTGAGTTTGATGATGATGTCCCGTTTTAAGGATTGACCATGAAAAAAGCAATTATTGGCGTATACCTGGCAACACTGGCAACCATGACATGGGCCAGTTGCACCACACACACTTACATGATGAATGGTCGCATGGTGACTTGCACAACATGTTGTTATGGTGCTAACTGCACTACCAACTGTTTTTGATTAACGGGCCGAAAGCGGATGCTGTTACTGGCATTGCGATACATCGCACCAGTTCAAGTTGTGTAAAAGTACCGAAAACAGACGCAGCGAGTAGGCCCACCTACAAGGAAATTAAATGAGTTTTGCAAACGTAGAAATGAAGGTCATCCAATGGGGTGAGGCAAGAGGCATTGTCCAGAACGGAAATGCGCTCACGCAAGCCAAGGTCAAACTTCAAGAAGAACTTGACGAGTTGATCCTTGCTATTGAGCAAGACAATATGCTAAAGGTCAAAGACGCTGTAGGCGACTGCATGGTCGTGCTGACAATGATCTGCGCCATCATGGACATTGATATGGTAAGTTGCTACAAAGGCGCATATGAGGAAATCAAAGACCGCAAAGGTTATTTGCGTCCTGATGGCGTGTTTGTTAAGGAGTCGTGATGCTTTGCGATACCTGTACAAATCCAACGCATTGCATGAACATTGGGCATTGCGGAATGCAAACAGGCACACAGTCTGCTCTTGATAAACAAGTATCAGGCAGCCACTACAAAGACAAAGGCATCCAGCCGATCATCTACATCCATGCAAACGATCTTGGATTTTGTGAGGCAAACGTTGTGAAATACGTCACCCGCCACAAGGAAAAGAACGGCGCTGCTGACATCCGCAAAGCCATTCATTACTTAGAGTTGCTTCTCGAGTTGGATTACAAATCTAGCCCATAAGCACGTTTAAAGCCTCATTGGTGTGTTTGATTCGGTCATCCAAACCAATCGTTCCACCATTGATCTTTTTTGTCAGAGCTAAGTGATTCCCAGACTCAGCAATTGCGTTGAGCTTCTGCGTATTCCAAAACCACCCAGCCGTCAGCGCGGCGTACTGGGGAGTTGCCACCAAATCAGGCTCCATGATGAAGTCCACGCCCAGCGCCTGCCCTGCATGGTGGTAATTCGCCGCGCCTGTCAATTGCAAAATTCCTCTTCCTCGGAAACGAAAGCCATCCCCAGACGCCTCATCCCGGTTGTTCATGCGGTTGCCGTAGATGCGGTTGGCGATTTTCTTGGGCTGGCGCTCGTAGGCCGCAGCCTCTTCAGGCGTAAAACCCCATGTGCGCTTGGGTGTGCGCGGGAACAGCTTCAGAAGCGTGGCAGCGCGGTAATTCAGGTTTTCCTCAAGCACACGGAAGTTGCCGCTCTCATGCCCGCACTGGCCGATGAACGCAGCCTGCTGGCGTGGCGTCAGGATTCCGAACCGCTCAAATGTGGCATTCAGTGCGTCAGCCCATTGTGGGCCAATGTGCAGTCTTTGCAGTTGGTCAGGGGTTACCATTAACGATGCTCCTCATTTGGTCATAAGCGTCAATACATGAATTGAGCTGCGCTGTGTTCTTGTCGCCTTGTGCAACTATTTCTGCGATGGCTTGGAGGGTTGCTCGTTCGGAATCAGTAGTTTCGTCAGCCTGTCGGTTAGATTCGCCTCTCGTTTGGTTGCTATCTCCAACGGCAATGGCGGCACTTGTGCTGGCTTGTGAACAACTGGAGGAGGGGAGGCGCACCCTGCCAGAACGAATAGCAGCGTTAAGGTCAGTTTGCTTTTTACTGATGACATCATTAGCCTTTCTTAGTTCCACTTCTTTGTCAGCTACAGCCTTTGCCATATTTTGCTCTTTGGCTCTAGCTTCTTCATTCTTGCGCGCAATCTCAACTTGCATCTCTGAGTCTCGCTTGTCCCAGCCATTGCTGTAGCCGTATTTGTAAAACCCGCCAATTGTCAAAAGCGCAGCAAGCGCAATTGCAGGATACAAAGCAAGCGGGTTCATTCTTGTTCCTTACGAGCTGCTGCAATTTCTGCACGATCCTCGTCGTCTTCAAGATGCTCTGGAGGTGTAGTAGGTGGAGGGCCAGGAGTCCAGCTTTCATCTAGCTCTGGGTTCTTCCAAACAGGCATAGCTCCAAAAGGCTGGCTTGGAAGGCCATAAGCGGACTGTGGAGGCGCATAACTGCTTTGGTTGTAGCCACCCATCATTGGTTGGCACATCGGCTGTTGTGGAGGCGTAAAAGCCTTTGCAGCAGTTGACATTGCACGTTTACCAATAACGCCACCAATGCCACCAACAATCAGAAGAACAATGTCGTTCAGCATCTTGGTATATGCCTGATCGATTGGAGCCATTGACTTGATTGGCTGGGTAACAAACGTCACCGAATACAGCAAAGCCACCACAATGCCAAACAAGATGACGGTCACAGCTACCACCACGAAAGCCCATATGCGGACTTCCAGCAACATTACCGCATCTTCAGCGGACTGGTGTTGGCTCTGAGGCTGGTTTTGTTTGCTCAATTTGCTTCTCCAGGATTGGTGCTACCAAATATTCAGGGCACGTTTGCGTAAACTGGCAACGAGGCTTCTGGCAACGCTCAGCATAAAAGTTGTCAGGGTTCTGACAGTAATAGCGATACTGCTCGTCACATCCAACCAGCAAGATCAAAGGGACTATTAGCTTCCACATTTGTATTCCCGGCAGTAGTAGATGACCTCAACACCGATCCACAGCACAGCGATCAGAACAACAGCCGCCAAGATGATGGCTGTCCACAGTTCAAAGTCTTCTTTGCGTTTCTTACGCATTTGTATAGCAGCATCAGCAGCCCTGCGCTTTTGTGCTTTGTCGTCAGCGTCCATTTGAGCGCGACGATTGACAATCTTTTCCCACACATCCATGTTGTGAGGAAAGAACAACTGTTTAACCTGTTCTTCAAACTGACGAGCATTCTCAATGGCAAGCTCAAGCTCAACAGCCTTACCCATGTTGGAGCCACTAAACCCGCCTTTGTTAGCTTCTTCCAAAACTTTTACAGCATCGGATTTAGCATCAAAGTATTTGCCCAAAACAGGGCCAAGACTGCGAACATCGTCAACAGTCTTGACAGCCTTTTTAACAAGGTTTACGGCAGCCGAAACAGCGGCAAGGGCGGTTAGCGGATCCATTACTTCAGCACCTCAAATAAAACTTTGGCTGTCCAGACAACTATGCCAACAATGAGAATTGCCGCGACGATGGCCTCGGCAAAATCTCTCATGGTCAAATACCAAACAGTTTTTTGACGAACTCGGCTGCAACACCTGGGCCAAGCAAGACAGTAGCGATCACCGCATAAAGCAGATACTCAATCTTGGTCATACGCTTTTCGCCAATGTCCAAAGAATGGTTAATCTTTTCGTAGCGCTGAGC